GCTGCTTGCTTTGGCGGAGATAAAGCTATATTTGGTTTTGGTGATATTGGTAGTTCTTCAGCAAATGCAACTAATTTAGTTTCAAATGCTGGTGTTGTGTCTACCGATCAAACTGGAGTTGGTACGGCTAGATTTTCTTTAGCAGCCGCAAGTTATGGCGAAGATAAGGCTTTGTTTGGCTTTGGTTATGGTCTTGTTGGAGGAAATAATGAATCTATTAATGTAACTAACTTAGTTTCAAATACAGGCGTTGTGAGTTCAGATACTACAGGTGTGGGCAGTGCTAGAGATGGTTTAGCAGCCGCAAGCTATGGCTCTACTGGTCAAGCGATCTTTGGTTATGGTTTGACATCAAACCCAGCTACTTATTCAAGTATAACTAATTTAGTTTCAAATACTGGTGTTGTGGCTACAGATACTACAGGTGTTGGAACTGGTAGATATAAATTAGCAGCCACTAACTATGGTGGTGATAAGGCTATCTTTGGTTTTGGAGCAAAACAGAGTGAGTATGGTGGTGATGAAGGAGTTAGCATAACTAATTTAGTTTCAAATACTGGTGTTGTGGCTTCAGATACTACTGGNGTTGGNACGGCTAGATATAGTTTAGCAGGGGCTGGCTACTCATCAACAGCTTAATAAAATAATAAACAATAATAATAAACAATAACAATAAAAAGGAAATAATAAAATGGCATCAAAATTAAACTCGGAGTTCAACTATAGATATCAAGTAATAGGTGATACACCATGGGAAAGAATAAAAACTCTAAAAGGATTTTTAGAAGGAAGAATAAGAGCAGCGGCTCTTCAAGAAGTTGGTAAATTAAAAGAACAAGCTACACTTGCTGAATTAAGATATTTAGAAGCTGAAGGTAATGGATTAGAACATGAGATTCTAAGGCTTAAGGCTGACATTATGGAAGCTGAAACTGGTAAAGCAATAGCTGAAGAAGCTTATGAATTAAATAAAACAGAAATAGAAATTATAAAAAAGCTTTTAAAAGAACTTTATGTAATAGCTGAGCCTACAAGAATTAAAGGATATACTGATGAAGAAATGTTTGAAGCAAATGCTGCAAATGAATTTACAGTAAATATTGGTAGAGAAATACAAGCTGAGATGATTGCCAATGGTAGACCATCTCCAGCTAAATTAAGAAATGCTATGAGTAACCCTCATACTTGGAACGCATTAAAAGGAATTGGTTTAATACCTAGAGAAACAAAAATTCTTGAAGGTAACATTAACCCTAACGAAAAAATAAAACTAATAGGAGTAGAAGATGAGATTATATAAAATATTAGCAGAAAATGTAGTACACTTTTTTGGTGGCCCAGATGAGGAAGATAGAATACCAAGACCTGGTATTACTATGATTGCTCAAACGCCAACATGTAGTGCTTTTTTGTTTTTATCTAAAGATGAACAAGAGTTAATAGGTGATTTAGAAATATGTTATACAGTACCAATTGGTTTTGATTTTACTTACTGTCAAGAATGGGGTCTAGTTATTAATGATGCTGTTGTTGATAGAGTAATTGCTGACTTAAGAAAAAAATCTTACGGTAAATGGGAAGATCAATTAGCAGAAATTTATGACAATGGTATTGATAGTTGGAAAGCTAGAATAGCACAAGTTAAACAAGATATACCTAAGAGGTAATGTTAATATCAAAGAATAAAGATTTTGTGTTTTTTCATATACCTAAAACTGCTGGAGGAAGTATAACTGTTTTATTATCAAAATATTCAGATAACCATAATAAAGATAAACAGCCTATAAATAAATCTAAACCAGGATGGATGACTAGGTATCATGTACCTACTAAAAGACAGTCATTCAACCATATGCATAGTTTTGTAGATCCATCATATAATGATTATGATTGTAAAAATATGTTTTCATTTTCTTTTGTAAGAAACCCTTACACTAGAATTATAAGTCTATATAAATTTCTTAAAAAATATGAGAAAGTTCCTTTTTTAAGATTTTGTAAATATTTACATACACATAGACCAATATCAATTACTCAATATAAGTATTTATCACTAGATAATAAAATACCTTTAGATTTTGTAGGAAAATATGAAAATATAAAAGAAGATTTTAATTATGTATGTGAACAAATTGGTATACCAGAAAGATATATTAATTTAGGATTTGAGCATAAGGCTGATGTAATAAATTATAAAGATTATTATTGTGCTGAATCTAAAGAGATTGTTGATAAGGTATTTGATATAGATTTTAAAACATTTAATTATAAAAAGGAATTATAATGGATTTTAATTTTAAATATGTAGGAGAATATGATGTTAGTAACATCGCAGATAAAGCCAGTAAATTTTCTGAAGAGTTATGGGATGAATGGTCTTTTAGACAAGATAAACATGGTACACATAAACATACAAAAACAGTTCCTATTGTATGGAAAGATCCATTAAACATGGATACTAAAGTTTATACTGAAGCTAATAAATACTGGGCTAACTATGAGCCAATAAAAAATGATATAAATAATTTACAAAATTTAATAAATAATAATTTAAGTAATGGTAAAATTGAATCTGTATTATTAATTAAGCTTTCTAAAAATACAATTATACCTATGCATAGAGATAGTGGTAAATACTTAATGTCACACAATAGAATGCATATACCTATAATTACACATCCAGATGTTACTTTTCAAGTTGGGCGTGATGTAAAACATTTAAAGCCTGGTGAAATTTGGGAAATAAATAATAATAAAAAATTACATGGTGTAAATAATAAATCTAATATAGATAGAATACACATGTTAATAGATTGGAAACCACTATGATATATTCAGATAGTAATAAATTTATGTTTTATCACATACCTAAAACAGCAGGTACAAGTTTACATACTGTACTGAAAACATATGCTGTTGGCCCTCATGTTGATGAGCCCCATTTAACAAGAGTCAGATCTCATGTTGGAGTAGAGCCTACTTGGGATAAGTATAAAGGTAGTGAATATTTTTCATTTGCTATTGTAAGAAACCCTTATGACAGAATGTTTAGTCTTTATAATTTTTTAAAAAGAAGAAGAATAATAAAAGAAACTTTAGAAGAATTTATTAGTAAGATGGATAGAGAGCCTAGTCAATTTAAGTTGTTAAATTATAATGGTGTAGTGCCATTATCTTTTGTTGGTAAGTTTGAAAATTTAGAAGAAGATTTTAATTTCATAGCTAATAAAATAAATATTAAAGAAAGATACAAAGATTTGCCTAAATTATTTAAGGCAGTAAATAACGGAAATTATAAAGAACAAATTAATAATGAATTAAAAGCTATCATAGATGAAAAACATCATGATGATTTTATAAACTTTAACTATAAAAAGGAGTTATAACATGTGGTTAAGTGCAATTAAATTAGCAGTAAATGCAGGATCAAAAATCTATGCTAATAAACAAAGAACAAAAATGGCTATGTCAGATGCACAATTAATGCATGCATCTAAAATGGCTAGAGGTGAAGAACAGTATCAAGGAAAACTTTTAGAGTCTAGAAATGAAGATTGGAAGGATGAGGCAGTTTTAATAATTCTCAGTTTGCCAATAGCGATTCTGGCTTGGGCAGTGGTAAGTGATGATCCAACTGCTATGGATAAGGTTAAATTATTTTTTGATATGTTTGCTACACTTCCAAGTTGGTTTACAAATTTATGGATTTTAGTAGTAGCAAGTATTTATGGTATTAAAGGTACACAAATATTTAAAGGTAAGAAATAATGGCTAAGAGTTCAGCCCATCAAAGAATTGATGACCATGAAAAACTATGCAGGATAATGCAGAATGAAACCAATAAAAAAATAGATGGTTTAAAAGCACAAATGTGTAGAAATGAAAAAGCTATACTTGGTATGATCGGAATGGTTGTNNTAGGTATGGGTACAATAATAATAGAATTATTTGGGAGAGTATAATGGATAAATTTATATCTAACATTTTTGGTGCTTTAGATAATGCAATATCATTTATAGAAACTTATGCAATTAAGTTAACTACTTGGTGTTGGCATTCTAGAGTTAAAATATTAAAAAACAAAAGAAAGAAATAATGGAGAAGCAAATGGATTATAGATTTACGGCTATACTTATAATCATGATGTGTTTGCTAGCTTTATTTGGAGGGCCTACAAGATGAAAGTATCAGAAAATACATCAGTAGCAATGCCAATTAAAAATATGATTGGTGTGATTGTGGGTATTTCAATGGGGATTTTTGCTTATACTGAATTAACAGCAAGACTCACAAGCTTAGAAACATCAAGAGAATTATTTCAAGCTGACTTACTAAAAAAATCTGAACAAAAACCTACAGACCAGGAACAATTTATGTTGATTGAAGGTTTGTTTGAAGATGTTGAGAAGTTGATTAAAAATCAAGAGCAAAATATGACTAATAAAGTTAATATAGAATTTCTTAAATCTCAATTAGAAAAAGCNTTAGATGATGTTGAAGAATTAAAAGACAAAGTAAGAGCAAATGGGAAGGGAAAAANTTATGACTGAAATAGTAATAGCNTTATTAATGATCGTTAATGGGGAAATAAAAGAACATAGAATACAAGATTCAATGTCTACTTGTTTAAAGGCAAAGAGAATTGCCATGAGGGCGAGTACAAATCGTATAGAATATCAATGTATAAAATCTGAAGCAGAAACAGAAATATATTTAGGTGAAAAATCTATATTAAAATTAATTTTAAAATAAATTATAGGGGGCATTAAATCCCCCTATTAAATCTTCTGGGCCTTTTAAACAGGTTGCCCAAGCTGCTTCGGTTTACTAATACTGATGTAGGCTTGAGAGAGGATCGCCTATTTGTCATCCTTGTATCATTGTCTGTTAGCTGCCTGCTATATCTAGTCTTACGTACATTACTAACTTCTAACCGAAACTGGTTTACTACACTTCTTCAAAAGCCAAATTATTTTCACTATAATTTAGTCTTCCTGTGCTTGAATTATAACTGGCTTGTCCTGCAGATCCAGTGTCACCAGAAAATCTAGATTTCAATACTGCAAACTTTACAATATTTCTATCAGATTTTTCAGATGCCATCATGTTTCTTGCAAAACCAATTATATCAAAACTTATTTGTTTAATTGATCCAGATCCTTTTATAGAATCTAAATTAGGCATAATACCTTCCTCAAAACTTTTACCTTCACCAGAACTTTTTCTTAAGTGAGATATTAATGTTAAGTGAATATTATATCTTTTAACAATTTTTAACAAAGAACTCATAACTTTATCAACCGCTTCATTTCCAGTAGCACCGTCTACACCTTCACTTACAGCAATTGTTATATGATCAAGTATCAAATAATTACAACCTAACGCTGCTAAGTATTCAATCCTATCTAACAAAGAAGTATCAGCTACAGATCCTTGGTGATCTAAAAGAATTAATCTTTCATCACCAAATACTTTTTCATAACCTTTACGTGCTTCTTCTTCAGTAACATCTTCAGGCATTCTAATATTTTTATTAATAGACATACCAATAAGTTTAGTAGCAGTATCACCAATAGATTCCTCTAATGATATTAATCCTACTTTATCTTCAGTATTATCTAATAAGTTTAATATTGTTTCTTTAACAACAGTAGACTTTCCAGATCCAGTACCAGATGTAAATAAAGTTATCTCACCTAATCTCATACCAAACAACTTATCATTTAAACCTTTTAAACAATTAGGATAAGGCACAGATTTAACTGTAGATCTTTCTTTAAAA